CTAACACTAAAATATTCTATACACCTGAAGCGTTTCAAAACTCATTTGCTGACGAGGACTCAGAAGCGAGAAAAGAAGCGTTAATGAATGGAAAAGTGACTAAAGTTGATAAGATCGATTTCTCACCTAAGTTACCGATCATCTATGAAAAAGACGGGATCAAATATGGAAACACCTGGTCACAGGTTAGAGAGAATGTAGGGACACCTGGTGACTGCTCACCGTGGTTAGAGCATTTTGATCAATTAGGTTGGGGTGAGCATCGAGACCACATGCTTAAATTCATGGCTTATACGATTTTAAGACCAGAAATTAAAATTAATCACATCTTATTACTAGGTGGAATGGAAGGGACAGGTAAGGACTTCATCCTATACCCACTTATCCGAGCTATGGGTGAGTATTCGAATGTAATCCAAGGTTCGGAGTTATTAGATAACAACAACGAGTATCTGTTCAATAAGAAATATCTTCACGTGAATGAAACAGAATTAGGGGATCATGGTAAGGCGAATGAGGTGTCAGTAAAATTGAAACCACTAGGCGCAGCACCACCGGACACACTCAGATTAAACATGAAATTCATTAGCCAATTTAAAATCCAAAACATTGTTAATGTAACCATGACTACTAATAGTCAAACACCTATCAAACTACAAGGCCCATCAAGACGATTCTACGCTGTGTGGAGTGACTTAAACGTAAGAAACACGGATGATGAACCTTGTCCAAAATGGCTTAATTATTTCGACAAACAGTGGACGTGGATGAAGAATGGTGGGGTAGATAAATGTATCTATTACCTTAGAAACCATGTGGATATTTCTGATTTCAACCCTGGCACAGCACCTTTGATGACTGAGTTTTTAAAAACAATGCAGGAAGACTCCAAACCACCGATGCAACAAACAATAGAGGCGTTCATTGCGAATAGAATCGGGTGCTTCAGTCATGATTTGGTCGGAGCAGTTGAAGCGTCTGAGACTTTGAAATCAGGATTGGTAATCGCTGAACAATTCATGTACACCAAGTCTGAGTATTTTACCCCAATCAAAGTGGCTAAAGTCTTATCTGAAATCAGAAACTGCAAGAAGATAAGAGCAAGGGGTGAGCATGATATGAGGTTATTTGCAGTTAGGAATGTTGAACAATACGAACATCTAGGTTTACAAGAGGCATGGGACGCGTATCATTCTCAGCAAAAACAACCTAGTATTCAATTGAGATAAGGTGTACAATGTATCACAAATATGATAGTATTCATAAGGAGGTTAAGTAAATGGCATTAGAATTTTCACTAAAAGTTAGATGTGTTGGAACTGATTACAACGCATTTAGGAAATGGTGCGAGACGATCAACAAAGAGCCTTGCGATGTGATCAGAGAGGTAATGAAAGCCGCGCCAGAAGGACGACTAAATATAACAATGACTAAAGAGCAAAAAAAACACACCAAGGAGTTATACAAATGATTTTAGAAAATATTTCTACTACGCTAGTTGAGATTAGAGATGAGTTAAAGAAATTAAACTCAGGGGAAAAAGTTCAAAAACCTAAATTAATTAAGACTACTAAGCAAGAATCCGAGCAAGTATTCAATGCTGTTACTGAGACTATGGCTGATATCGCTTCTGCTATGATTGCTCAACCAGTTATTGCAACTACCCCACCTGTACCACCAGTAGAACCTACTCCTGTCCCAACACCACCAGCTCCGCCAGTACCTGCTCCTGTAGTCACTACACCAGAACCTGTGGTAGCTAGAGTTTTAGAGTTTGAGGAGTTGAGTAAGTTTACGATGAAGAAATCGAATGAAGTCGGTTATGAAGCCATCCTGGCTTGTTTAGATAAATATGGAGTATCTAAACTTAAAGATTTGAAAAAAGAAGACCAAGCTAAATTTATTAACGATCTTAATCAACTTAAGAATGTCTAAACACGCAAGACTAAGCCCATCTAACCATCGGTGGGTGCATTGCCCTGGTTCTGTAAGAGAGGAAGCTAACTACCCTGATATATCTGGTAAATCAGCCATCGACGGTACGGGGTCACATCTATTACTTGAGCTATGTTTAAAAAACAAGGTTACACCTGACACCTACCTAGGTAAGATCATAGGTGTTAATCATGAGTCTAATACTAATGGATGGATGATTCATCAAGATCGTGTGGACCGAGTTCAATTAGCTTTAAGTTACATAGCTGAGAGAACTAGGGGTAGAGAGTATTCAATTCTTTCAGAGCAAAAATGTAACCCTGAATCTTTTAGTGAGTTCCCTACACGGAATGATTGGTATGGTACCTGTGATATTGTCATTTATTACGATGATCTATATTCAGGAGCCATAGAAGTTATCGACTTCAAAGACGGACAGGGTTATGTAGAAGTTAAAGATAACCCTCAACTTTTAGCTTATGCGTTAGGAACTGTAGGATCCGGTGATACAGACATTCGATTAACCATCATCCAACCTAAAAATAAGAACTCAATTCGATATGTCGATATTACAAGAACTGAATTAGTCGAGCATTATAATCGATTGAAAAAGGCCGCTAATAATACGGATGATCCTAACGCATTGCTAATACCAGATACAGAATCCGGTAACGGGTACTGTAAGTGGTGTAAACATCGAGAAAACTGTAAGGCGTTGAAAGAAAGTAGAATAAAGGAGGTTAAAGTGTTTAATCAATTCGATAAGATTGGAGAAGTTTTTGGTGAAGTTGAGAAACTATCCAATGAAGAATTATCTAAAATTCTTAACACAAGAAAGAATATTGAAAACTTTTTTGCGGAAGCGCAAGAGGAAGCTAAGAAGAGATTAACTTTAGGGGATAAAGTACCAGGTTATGCTCTTCTACCTGGTAGAAATTCAAAAGAATGGAAAGGGGATGAGGAAGCTATATGTAAGTACTTGATCCAAAGAAAAATTAAGAAAAATGATCTATATGTGACCAAGTTCATCTCACCAGCGGCGTTACTCAAAAGTGATATGTTAACTAAAGCCCAAAAGCAAACAATTGAAGATTTATATATTCAAGTTGTACCAGGTAATTTAACCTTAAAACAAGTTGAAGAGGATGAAGAATTGTTTGCACAACTAGATGAATTTGTGGTACAATGTGGTACAGAACAATATCCGTTCTTATAAAAGGAGAATAAAAATGTCAGTAAGAGTAAAAGGAATTGCACGATGGCCAAGATTAGTTAAACCAGGGGCACCTAAAGACTACCCATTGAATTTAAAATATGGAGTAGATATTTTAATCCATAAAAGTGACCCGCAACTACCTAAACTTCAAGAGCAATTAAGAATGGCTACACTTAAAGATCACCCTAGAAATTTACCTTATGGGTATAAATCTTGTTTGATTGATTTGGAACTTAAAGAGCCGGATAACGTAGTTCTTAAAGACTATTTCTATTTGAAAGCTAGAAGTAAGGCTGATTTCGGAAAGGTCCCAATTGCTAACGCAGACAGAACGCTTAATAAAGATGAAGAATTAGATTTTTCATTGACTGGGCAATTTGTTGTTATCGCTGGTGACTTTTTTACTTACAAAGATGGAATCTCATTTTTACTGAAGGCAGTCATGTTAACACATAAAGAAGGGCCCATTCATGTAGATAATTTATCTTCTAAGAAAAGTGCTGAAACAATTATTGAAAATGCGTTTAGTGATATGGATTTTGAACCCGCACAACAACAAGTAAGCGTTAGCTCACCTCCTTCACCACCTGCACCTCCTACTTCAGGGTCAAATTACGTCATGACACCTAAAGCAGCAGGATCAACTAGAGAAGCATTCATAGATTTAGGTTGGACTGACGAAGGGTTAATTAGAGAAGGGTACATGTTGCCACCTGGTGGAATTACACCGTCATTCATGTAAGGAGAAACAAATGGAAAATATAAATAATTTAACTATTGGAGAAGCTAAAGAACTTGTAGCATTATTCGGGTCAACAGGTGAAAAAGAATCATCACACCCGATGTTAGGTAAAAGGTGCTTAATCAGGACTTATTCCGCTGGTGTTCATATCGGTGATGTCACTTATATTAATCCTAATAACTCAATGGAATTGAAGCTAGAAAACGCTTTAAGATTATGGAGATGGGAGGACGGCGGTTTATCTTTATCCGCAGTAGCTAATAACGGAATTATCAAAGGGAGATTGAATAAAACTGGTGACGTGTATTTAACAAATGCTATTGAAATTATACCTACGACATTAAAGGCTGAGAAAACCTATGCTAGGTTTATTGAGGACTAGACACCATAATAGACTTGCCGGCTCCGGCTACGGCGACGGCGACGGCTTCGGCTACGGCTACGGCTACGGCTCCGGCTCCGGCTCCGGCGACGGCTACGGCGACGGCTCCGGCTACGGCTCCGGCGACGGCTCCGGCTACGGCTACGGCGACGGATTCGGCAGAGGTTAAATTATGATAAATACATTGAGGACTAAACACCATAATAGACTTACCAGCGGCTCCGGCTACGGCGACGGCTCCGGCGACGGCTACGGCTCCGGCTACGGCTCCGGCGACGGCTACGGCTCCGGCGACGGATTCGGCAGAGGTTAAATTATGATAAATACATTGAGGACTAAACACCATAATAGACTTACCAGC